GTCGAATGCCCCTGCATAGCCCGGCCCCGGCATCAGCTCAGGCGCCGGGCGATTGTATGAAATCGCCGGGTTAACCTCCGCCTCATCGTCGCCAAACTTCATCCAGTCCGGCAGCATATCCGTGAGACTGGAAAACTTGTCTTTCAGCGCCTGCCAGCGCTCGCTAATGCCGTCGATGACCCCGTTAATCATGTTCATCCCGGCTTCTTTGAACTGCCCCGGCAGCGCTTTAGCGCCGTTTACCAGCCCCTCCCATTTGCCATTAAGCCAGCCGGTCAGCCGCTCCCATGCCTGAACCGTGGCGGCGCTCAGCGCCAGCCATGCCGCGTTAACACGCTCGCCTATGGTGTCCCAGACAGCGGCGGCACGCTCCGCAATGCCGCTCGCAACGCCCCAGATGCCGGTCAGCAGGCCGGGCAATCCGCCCAACAGCTGCAGCGGCAGGCTCAATCCGGCCGCGATCCATTCACCGAACATGCGCCCATAGCGCGCGGCGGTCTGGAGTTCGGCCTGTGAAGATTTCACCGGTTCGATCAGCTTGCCGAACCACTGCCAGACGTTGCGCACCATGTTCAGCAGCGGCGTAAATGCGCCAGCCAGCGGGACAAGCGCGGCGCGCATCGGCGCGAAAGCGGCGCTGAAGCCTTCGCCGACACCCGTTAAAAAGGCGCTGATAGGCTCCCAATATTTACGGATAGTCAACGCCACACCGGCAATCACCGCCGCCGCCGCGACCACCGGCAGGGTGATCACACTGAATGCGGCCGCAATCCCGGCACCAACGGTGGTAAAGACCGTTCCCAGCAGCCCGGCCCCGGCGATCAACATGTTGACCCCGGCCATCACCGGCCATGCGATAAGGCCCAGCGCAGCGAGGCCACCGATCAGGGCCGTGACGCCCGCTGTGACTTTCACCAGCGTGCCGACCAGCTCAGGATTGGCCTTCACCCATGCCCCGGCCTTGGTGAGCCATTCGGTGGCGGAAACCGTGAGTTTGCGCAGCGCTGAATTCTGGCCGTCGAACACCTCAATGCGAACATCTTCCCACGCCGAAAACAGGTTTTTCAGGTCGCCGTCGAGGTTGTCCACCTTCACTCGGGCAATCTGGGCCGTAGCCCCTTTTGACTGGGTGACGGTGCTGTGTTTTTCGCTCAGCTTGCCGTTACCGGCGGCATCAATCAGCTTGATAGCGCCTTTCATCGCCTCTTCGCCGAAAATGACTTTCAGGTATTCGGCCTGCTGCGCGGTGCCGAGCTTGTTGGTTTTAAACGAGCCGTTAATTTTCTTGAGGATGTTCGCGATCGGCAGCATGTTCCCTTTGCCGTCCTTGGTTTTAACGCCCAATTCTGACAACGCATCAGCCGCCTGCCCGACGGGTGCCTGTAACCGCGTGAACATCGCGCTGGCCGCCGTACCAGCCATAGACCCCTTAATGCCGTTATCGGCCAACACGCCCAGCAAGGCGGTGGTGTCCTCGATACTGGCCCCGGCCGCCTCGGCGATCGGCGCGACGTACTTCATCGCCTCGCCAAAATCCATCAGGTTACTGTTCGAGCTGGTGAAGCCTTTGGTCATCACGTCCGCGACGCGCTGGATCTCGTCTATCGGCATGTTAAACGCCGATTGCATGTTGGTGATGATGTCGGCCGCGTCGGCGATATCCAGATCGGAGGCCAGAGCGAGATTGACCGTCGATTCGGTCGATTTCAGAATGGCATCGCCGTTAAAGCCGGATTTCGCCAATACGGATTGTGTGCGGGCGACGTCCGTCGGCGAAAACGCAGTGGTGGCGCCAATATCCCGCGCCTGCTGGCGAATAGCGGCCAGTTGCTGGTCATTTTTCGCCAGCCCTAACGTGGCTTGCGTGTCTGACATCTGCCTGTCGAACTGCACCCCCGGCGCAATAAACGCCCCTTCAGCGACCAGCCCGGCGGTAGCGATACCCAGCCCGGCCGCGCTGGTATTACGGACAGCCGCGGTTGCCGATTGCCCGGCCCGGTAACGCGCGCCGACGCGATTAACCTGCTCTTGTTTCTTGCTCAGGCGATCCAGCTCGCCGCGCTGGCGGCCAAGCGCTGTCGTGGCTTCGCTGGCGCTGGCCTTCAACCGGCGCTGTTCTGCGCTCAGATTCCGGGTGGCGATGCCGTCAGCGTTGAGCGCGTCACGCTGGCGCTGCACCGACTGGCGCAGGCCGTTGTATTTCGTTTGCAGCTCGGCGGCGGCGCGCTTTGATGCCTCCAGCAAGCGCGCTTGCTGCGCCGTGGGCTTTTCCGTCGCCTTGAACTGGACGGCCAGCGCGGCCGCCTCTTCCTTGGCTTTCTTCAGTGCCTTGCCGGTAACGGCAAGCTGTCCCTGCGCCCTGCGAAATCCCTCAATCCGGGCGCTTTGCGCGTCCAGCGCCTTGAGGGTTTGCTGCGTGGTTTTGATGTCACCGGCAAGCTGTTTGCTTGCCTGTTGGATACTCTTTAGCGGGCGGGTGGCTTGGTCTACGGCCTTCAGCAGCACCTGTAGCTGCAGGCTTTTACTCATCGTGATTAACTCCGCTGCGTTGCAGTGCCTTGTGGCGCCAGTTCAACAGCTCCGTGAGCGTCATTCCGGCCATTTCAGACGGCGGCCAGTGGAAGATCACCGCGATGTCCGCCATCAGGTCATCAACGCCCAGCCGGGCGTCGGGGATTACGCCGCCGAGTTCGGCGACAAAAAACCGACCACTTTCCCGGCCAGCGCCACCAAATCCGGCAATTCCAGGCGCGCGCATTCTTCTTTTGTCAGGTTCGGCACGGTCACACGCGGCAGCACAACCAGCAGCGCGTCAACGTCGGCGTTGGCGATCGCCGCCAGCCCGACGCCGCGCAGCGCGCCCGCGTTAGGTTTAATCACCTGCACCTCGGTGATGGTGGTTTCACCGCGCTGGATCGGGGTGTCGAGGGTAACGGTATTTTCTTTTGCGTCTTTCATGGTGTTCTCTCAAATCATGGGAAAAGGGCCAGCCCGGTGGGCTGGCACAAAAATTACAGGCCGATCGCCTTGCGATGCTCGGCCAGCCGGTCAACGCCGTTGACATTTTCGACCATATTCACGGTATCGACCTCGATCAGCTCTTTGCCGTCCACGGTCAGCTTGAAGTAAGTACACTCGGTGGAAACCTTGGTTTCGGTGTCCTCGCCCTGTTTGTACTCGCCAAAGTCAATTTCTTTGTGGCGACCACGCATCACCACTTCCACAGCGGACACCTCGCCGGTGTCGTCACGCTGGAATGACCCGGCAAAGCGCAGCGGCACGGCATCGACGGCGCCCCACTGCTTCAGCACCAGCTCATCAATGCCGCCCATCGACCACTCAACGGCCAGCGCGTCATCGTCCAGCCCCATATCGATGGAGGCCGCACCGTTCATGCCGCCGCCCCGGTATTTCTCCAGCTTGCGGGTGAGCTTCGGCAGCGTCAGCGAGGACACGACGCCCATATAGCTGTAGCCGTCGTTGAACAGGTTCAGGTATTTCAGTTTTTTCGGCAGTGCCATGTTCTAACGTCTCCTTTAGCGGTTCACGGATGCCGCAAACGTCGCAAGATAGCGATCGGTGATGCGCTGGCGCAGGGTTAAATCTTCCAGCGGTGGCACCGGCGTGTAGTCGTAATCGATAAACAGCTTTCCCGCCTTCAGGGTTGCGACAGTGTTGGCGCTTTCGTCGTACCAACAAGTGCCGTCGATAATCAGCCCTGCGGATTTCAGCTCGCGGAATTTCGCGTTGATACCGTCAATCATGTCGCGCACCAGCGTAGGCGTTACCGGGCGGTCAACAGCCCATAGGTGCGCCTCGGCCATGGTATCGGCCAGCACCTGCGCGGTGCGGGTGTAGTTCTCGAACAGGAACAACGGATCATCGGAACAGGTGCGGGAACCCCAGAATTTAAAGCCGTCTTTGCGGATCAACGTGGTGACGCACGCTTGGTTTAACAGGTCGGCATCGGTGCCGGGCGCCTGCAAATCCCAGAACACGCTGGCGGTGATGCCGGTCACGCCGTTAACACCGACGTTTGAAAGCGTCTTATGCCAGCCGGTTTCCGTGTCGATTTTGGCACGCAGGCCCAGCGCGCGGGCGGTGGCATAGGCGATGTCGCTCTGGTTGGCGGTGGTGTTCCAGCTGACAAAATCCGGCCAGATCAGCATCAGCTCGCGCTGGCTGAAATTGTCGCGGTACTTAATCGCCTCTTGCACGGTTTTGCAGCCGTAGGCACTGATATAGCCGAACGCGCGCAACTGCTGGCAAATCCCGGCCAGCGCCGTCGCGACCTCCTGATTATCCAGCCCCGGCACGCCGAGGATGCGCGGCTTAACGCCCAGCTCAGCCTGTGCAGATAACAGCGCTTTCATGCCGGTGTAACGGCCTTCAGCGTTCGCGCCGCCGATGATGTTGGAGGTGGTTTCCGCAGCGTCTTTGCCGGTGGCAACGCGAACAACCACCGTGACCGGCTTCGCCTGTTCGGCGATCGCCCGCAGCGACGCCGCCAGCGTGCCTTTTTTACCGGCCTTGCCGGAGGCGGCCAGCACATCGGTGATAAGTACCGGGGTATCGAGCGGGAAAACCGACGCGTCGGCATCCTCCGCCGTGCAGACCATGCCGACGATTGCCGTCGATACGGTGGAAATAACGCGGGTGCCGTCGTTGATTTCGACGACGCGCACGCCGTGATGATAATCGCCCATTAATTTTCTCCGAGTGGTGAGTAGGTGCAGGCATGATGACGCCCGGCGCGCCGGGCCGCACGCGGTGGGTGCTGGAAGGCCGACCAGACAACAGGCCGGGCCGGATTGGGGGATTTTGGAGGGAATAACGATCGCTCGCGCCGATCAATAACGCTGTATTGATCTATGCAATCAATTGGACGGATTTTAGCCGGGCGGGGTAATGTCGAAAGGTAGATGCGGCAACATCAGGGAATACCGCAAATACAAAAGCCCGCATCGCTGCGGGCTTTTTTCTTAGGCGCCGGGCGCCACCGGCCAGTCAATATCCGGGGCTGACATATCAAGACGATTCAGCGTCACACGGTATTTTTTCCAGTCCGCCAACAGCGCTTTTTCTGCCTCGGTCGCCATATCCAAATCAACAGCATCCTGAAGCGGCGCAATAGCCGCGCCCGCTATCGCCAGCAATTCATTTTTTCTGGCTTCAGCCCTCGCCATCTTTTCTTCTGCGGAATAGGCGCGCGGGCTCACCTTCTTACCGTCAAAGACCCACTCACCATTAGCCAGACAGCGCTTTGGCAGTTTCGTTGGGTTCAGCTCAATAACCGATAAGCCAATCGGCCACAGCATCGACACATCGCTGTTAATCGCGCAGATAATGCCGCTTTCGTCATAAGCCAGTTTTACGGTGTCCGGCGAAAACAATTTTTGCGCGGCGTACCAGTCAATACCGTTATCATCCTGAAGATAAATCACGTTCTCGCCGAGGAATAATTCTTCCGGCGTGTATCGCTTCAAATTCTTAATGTGTTGCATTTTACACCGTTCCAATTGTTGCCCATGTGCCGTTAATCAGCACCTGAACCGCTGAATAAGCGCCCCAGATTGAGGGGTTGTAGTTTGAGCCGGACATACCCGTATAAACACAGCCCGACGGTAAATCGATGCGCCCGCCGGTATCCGCAATAACCGTGCGCCCGGCCATGCGCACACCCTGAACCAAATTCTGATAGGCCCAGTTCTGCGCATTGTTCTGCGCAGCCGAGATATTTTGATTAAGCCAGTTGCTGAGGTATCCGCCCCATGCTGACCCCTGTACGTTTCCGTCCGGATGCCACGTTGTCCCGCTGGATGTGGTGATCGCAGGCCATTTACCGCCGATATGAATACCCGACTCAAAAGCGGCGGCGCCGGTTCTGACATCCACAGAGAACGGACGCAGGGCGTTGAATGTGCCGTATTGGTCATTTTCGTTTGTCAGCAGCAGATAAAGCCGGTTGCCGTCATTGCGCCAGAAGGAACCGAACCCGCCGCCGACCATGCGATAATTATCAATATGGGTAGATTGGATCTCCGCACTGGCCTTTAGCGTTCCGGTTAACTGCCCGCCGGTCTTCGCAAGATAGCGGCCATCTGCTTCGGTTTTATTCCAGGCATTAACGTCACCGGCCAACAAATTGACATCAGCGGACAACGGCTTACCGTTCACCTTGATAGAGCGCAGCGCGTATTTCTGCGCGGCTTGCGCGTCGGTCAGCGCGCCAACATCAGCAGCCGTTGGCTTGTAGTGTGTCGTGTACACCTGCGCCCAAGCTTTAGCCGTCGCCGGATTATCTTCCCGAGGAGAACGTAGCCAAAATTCCGTATTACCCGAGCCGATCGCAAATTGGACATGCCGGTATTTGTTGAGTTTGAACGTCATCAAATTACCGAGATTGCCTTTAGTCAGTGGATAGCCGACTGATTTATCGCCGAGCTGTTCAAGCGTGAAACCGTCCGGACGTGTGATGTCACTGTCAGCATTCGTGGCCTGCAAGCCTTCACTGGGGAAAACCACGCGCGGCAACGCAAGCGCCCCGCTCATGGTGTCGCCCGCCCGTTTCACAAAGCGCCCATCGGCTTCGGTTTTGTTCCATGCGTTGACATCCCCCGCCAACAGATTGACATCCCCGCTCAACGGTTTGCCGTTCACCTTGATGGATCGGAGCGCATATTTCTGCATAGCCTGCGCATCCGTCAGCGCACCGGTTTCTTGCGCGGTAGGCGGTTTCGCCGTCGTATAAATACGCGGATTTGCTCCCTGATTAGCTTCAGCGCCCCAATGCAGCTCGTCATCGATCCCCATACCAAGGCGCATTAACGCCTTTCCGGCGACTTGGAAACCGATTGATAAATTACTTTGTGCTGAAGGGCGGCTCATGACCAACGGCGTATGCTGGTTTCCCTCAATACTCAGTGAATCCCCATCCGTTTCAGCGCTACCGGGCTTAATAGCAAGTTTTTTAACCGTGCCGCCGGACAGCATCAGAAAACGACCGTCAGCTTCGGTTTTACTCCATGCACCGACATCGGCGGCCGTTGGTTTATAATCCGTGGTGTAAATCCGTGACCACACCACCCCATTTTCCGGCCGGTTAGAACGGCCAATAAAGCCGTGCCCCAACCCCGACACGCTGACATAGCCCGTTGAGGGTGCGGCATCGCAAGGCAAGCTCAGCACCCCGGCGGCAATATTTCCAGCGATCGGCGGCTTGTTCTCAGAGGTCGCATTCAGCCGGTAAATTTGCGCAGTGTTGCAATAAGCGTTATCGAAAGCCCGTGCGCCCGCGCCCAGACCAAACGCACCGACCTCCATCAACTGCCCGCCCTCTACCCCGACGTTTTTCGTCGCGGCCGTACCTAACGCCAGATTGCCACGCGCGGCGGCCTTGTCGGGCAAGTCGGACAGATTGGCGGCCTTTTTCATGCTGGCATCGCTGACCGTTTTAAGCGCCTTCGGCGTGCTGGCTTTCGTTTCGTCGGTGCTGGTTGTCGCGCTGCTCAACTGTACCAGCCCTTTCGCTATGGTGCTGGCAGCAGGGTGATTGCGGGTTTTCTCATGCGCGGCGATCGCCTCAGCCACAAAATCTTTTGTCGCCAGCACGGTGTCATCACCGGCGATCACCTGAATCGCTTCGGAACTGCTGACAATCAAAATCATGCGCAGCGTCTGCGTGCGCCCGGAGCCTTCTGCCAGTTTCGGCTTGTAGCTCTCCGCCATATTGCTGACGGCAATCAGCGTCCCGGCCTCGTCATAGAGGCCCATTTCACGCAGCCACCACCCGCCCTCGTTCGCCGGAATAATCATTTCGGCCAGAATGTGATTTTTCACTGCCTTATCAATAGCCAGCCCATTGAGCGCCGCACGGTATTTCTCATTGACGAGCGTTGTTTGTGCCGGGTTAGGTGTCGGCAGCGTGCCGTTTCCGTCGCCGACGGCCATAGAGACGATTTTCAACTGCGTGCCGCCCGCGCTGGCGGCGGCAATCTTGGCCGCCCCGGCGGTGGTAATAATCGCTTTGTATTTGCTCATGGTTTTCTCTTATCCGGGGTAAACGGTAATGACATCGCCATCAATAGCGGCCGCGCCGGTGTAAATCCGGCCGGGGATGTCCTGCAAAATGTTGAGGCCGATCAGGTGGCGGCTCAGGGGCTTGGCGTCGGCGATAAGGCGCTCCATTTCATGATACATTTCCTCGGTGATGCCGGTTTCAAGTACGCCAATATCCAGCCGGAACGTGCCGGGCGGATCTGCGCCGTCGGTGTGGAACCATTCGATAACTTTGATCAGGTAGCCGAGCGGCTCCACCACGCGGCGCACGGCGCCGATGGTGCCCTTGTGCCGGTGAATGTAGAACGCAGCCGAAACCACGCCCCGCTTCACGTCCTCCGGCCACGCCTCATCCCAGCGATCGACAGAGAACGCCCACGCCAGATAGGGCAGCAGATGCACCGGGCAGGTTTTCGGGTTCCACAAATCACGCAGGGGAACCGGCACGCGCTCCAGCTCGGCACACGCGGCAGCGGCCGCAACCTCCAGCGGTGATGAGCCGACAGGCAATAAGCGGTTAGTCATCGGCGCGCCCCGGTGTGATTTTCACGCCGGTGCAGTAACCCGCCTGCGTTTTATCCAGCACGATGTCGGTGGTCGGTTGAGCAACCTCAACACGTTCAACACCTTCTACGGTCAGCGCTGCGATGATGCCGGAGCGCCGGATACTGCGGCCTAAGCGGCGCATGGTCAGCACATAATTTTGCAAACGTTGTTTCGCCTCCGTGAGGATCGGCGCAACCTCCGGGCCGGGATAGAGAAACAGCGTGGCATCAATGCCATAGCGGGTTATTTTGGCCGCTTGCACGATGACACGATCGGCGACCGGGCGCACATCCTCATCATTCAGCGCATCGCGGACAACCTGCAACAATTCAGGGATGGCGGTGCCGTCGCCGTCCCGTGACAACACGGTGACGGTCACGTTAGCAGGTGATGGGCTGATTGCTGTCACATCAGCCACCCGGCCATCGGCCGAGCGGGCGTGAAAACGATAGGAACCGGCCGATCCCGCTGTGCTCATGCCTTCGAAAGCATCCTGCAGGCGCAGGCGGTAATCTTCATCCGCTTCCATGATTGCCGGTGTCGGCGGAATGGTGCTCTCATCCGCCGGGACGATCACCAGTCGCGGCGTGTTGAAGTTTTCGCCGAGCTGGTCGAGGTCTTCGCCGGTGGAATATGCCAGCATCACCGCTTTGGCGGCATCATTGACGCGCTGGCGTAAAATCACCTCGCGGTAGGCGTTCTCCTGCAGCAACTTAACGATCGGCTCCGACTCCAGCGCCAGCGTGCGCGCGACGGCCTCCCGCTGTTCCTCCGGGTAAAGCGAAATCAGCGTCGCCTTACGCTCTGCCAAAATGTCTTCATAATCCAGCACCTCAACGACGATCGGCGCGGGCAGTTGGCTTAAATCGATAGTTGCCATGGTTTCAGCTCACAGGAACAGACAGCGACAGCGCGCCGGGGGCATCGGTGCGGGTGCCGGTGATGTCGATCACCATCTTGCCGTCATAGGTGGTATTAAAAGCAATGCCGGTCAGCTTGACGCGCGGCTCCCACGCCAAAATCGCGCTGTAGCAGGCGGCCATAATCTGCAGGCGCAGCGCGTCGTTCTGCGGCTGGTCGAGCAGCTCAGAGAGCAACGAGCCATAATCACGGCGCATCGGGCGCGAACCCTGCGGCGTGATCAAGATGTCCGCCACGGACTGGCGAATATGCTCGATGTCCGTCAGCGTGCGGCCGGTGCATCGGTTCATGCCGATATATTTGGCGCTGTTCATGACAGCAGCAGCCCGATAAACAGGAACCAGCCCCAGCCGGACACTCCATTAAGAGCCAGCATGACAGCACCCGATAAGGCAATCGCAGCACCCAATCGAGAAACAAGAGCGGCCAAAATTACTGATAGGGTTTTCATACAGGTGTCCTCATGAGGGTTCATCGGTTCTCCCGCCGCCGGTCTGGACGCCGCCGTGGGTGTGCGTATCAACAACAACTCCGTTGGATGAGAACGAGCCGCCGCTATGCTCAATGTTCCCGCGCATCGCCCCGCCTTTTTGCACGTCCAGCGTGCCGGTGGTGAGCTTGTTGGTGCAGACCACCTCCGGCGCATCGAGCGTGATTTTGTCAGCCTTAACGATCACCACTTTGGTGCTGGCGGTGATGGACTCCGACGCCTGCACGTCAGCGGTTTTAATGCCGGATACGCTCAGCGCGCCGGTTTCCGGTTCATACTCGATGACCGCGCCATCCGGAAACGCGATATGCAGCGCATCCGCCGACGCAGACGGGGCCGGGAAGTCGTCAGAGAAAATGCCGCACAGTACAAACGCGGTATCGAGTTCGCCACCCAGCGCAAAGATCAGCACCTGCTCACCGACCGAGGGCGCCGACCAGCTGCGAGTACGTCCGGCGCGACAGGTTAGCCAGTTGAGCCAGTCGGTAAGATTGCCGCCGGTTTCGACGCGGCACAGGCCGTTATCAAGGTCAACGGTGCTCACGGTGCCGATGCGGATCAGGTTGCGCAGCAGGCGCAAAATGTCGTGTTGATTGTTCATGCTGGAAGGATGCCGCCCGGCGCGGGCGGCGACAACGCGATGAGGTTGGAAGATCGGAGGCACAACAGGGGGTTATTCTGCGAGGTGTTCTATCACGGCCGTTTCTATGATTTTGACGTCATCCGGGCCAAATCCCAGTAACGGACGGGCCTCATATTTTACCGCCTCGCTGTGCGGCGTCGGCCGATCGCGCAGGCCGTAATGGTGAACGTTTACCATGCGTTTCACACGCCCGACAAACTCAACCACGGCCGCATCGCTGTTACCCTGGGCTTTCAGGTAGCGCGCGGTGCGCAGCTTGGAAAACATCGCCCGATCGCGCAGGCGCTTTGTGCTGCGAAGCCGAGTTTTGCGCGGCGCGTAGGGTGTGCCGTCCGGCGCTTGCTGGCGCTTGATATGTTGCTGTTGACCGGCGCGCAGGCGCTTTGACACGGCAACGGCCAGCGACTTACGCGACTGCGGCGACAGCTTGGCAATCAGCCCGGCCAGCCGGGTGTCGAAGGGGTTAAGCTCGCTCATGCCATTCACTCACTAATTCACCATGAACAAAGAGCTGCATCGGCCGCGTAACGTCCTCCGGTAACGGCGGCTCCGGCAGGTGCTCAACATACAACGCGCCATCGCCTTGTTCTTTCACCAAAACACGCTCGGTCAACTGCAGCGACACGCTGAAATCGTAAGAGCCGTTGTTGTTAAAGTCGCTCGCGAAGGTGATCCCGGTGCGGCGCTTTTCCTCGGTTGCCATGATGTCCGGCTGGTTCTCTCGTAGCCATGCCTGAATCGGCACCATGATTAAATCCAGATCGCCGGTGTAGTCCAAAAACAGCAGGTTAAGCGTATAGCGGTACTCATGGGATAGCGAGGCGGCAAGCGTGGCGGCCACATTGCCGCGTTCTACCCGCACTTGCAGGTTTTCAGGGTTGCGCTGTAGCCACGGCAGGCAGCGTGTCAGCTCAGCGCGGAGCTGTTGCGGTTTTAACATCGTGTTGTTCCTGACACTGTTTTATCGTTTCGACCTGCACCGCGCAGGCCGCCAAGGCGTTTTCAAGCAGGCGAATATCGGCGCTCAGATCGCCGTTAGTCGCCGGGCGGCTGGCCGGGATTTGGCACAGACTCACTTTCGGACAGCCAACGTAGATAATCCGCAGCGCCGGTGAAGCCGGGGCGCTGGTGCAGCCGGGCAACGTCAGCAGGCAAAGCAGTGTTAAACCAATCGCGTAATTGCTGATTTTCATTGAGTAGCCTCTGTATTTTCTGCTCGCGCGTCAGTGCCAGCCGGTGCGCGGCGTTTAGGTCGCCCCTTAACTTTTCCTCTTCCTGCGCCAGCACACCTGCCGCCGCCTGCAGCGTGTCGATCGCCGCGCGGGTATCGGTCAGCGCCGCCGCTATCCGGCCGTTCTCCTGCCGGGCGCTTTCCAGCCGTTCACCCAACGTGACAACCTGCCATTTCATCCAACCGGCGACGACCAGCGCCAGCACCAGAAACCAGCCGATCGCGCGGCTCATTGCGCGGCCCCGATCAGGCAGTGGGCCAGCTCCGCCGCCCGACGCCGTTCCAGCCCCGGCGATTTGACGCCGTTGACGAACACCCAGCGCGGTAACTGCTGGCAGGCGCTGCGCCAGTCCTGCCGCTTGATGAAACCGGCCAGCGTAGAGCCGCAGGCGGCCGTGACGCCGACGTTAAAGGCAAAGGACACCACCGCGTCATAAACCGGCGGCGGCATCGTGACAGGCATACAGCGTCCTATGCCGCGCTCCACGCGATACACGTCGGCAACGAGGTTAACGGCAGCTTGGCGCTCGCTGATAACCGCGCCGGGCTTTACCCCGGCCGTGTGGCCGATGCCGCTTGTCCAGACGCCCGCCTGACACTGGTAAGGGGATAAACGGCAGCCCTCGAAATCGGCCAGCAGGCGCAACCCGGCCTCAGAGATCTGCAGCGCGCTGAATTGCGGCAGCAGCACCGCCAGCGCCATCACGGCGGCCACACTGCAGCGTTTAGCGATTGAGTTCATCGTAAACCCTCCGGCTGACGCCTAACTTGTTCAACAGCTGGTAGCTTTTGCGGCGGTAGTACCAGTTAACGAGGAACGTCCCAACGCCAACGGCGGCGCCGACCATAAAGGCGATGTCCTGCGGACTGTATCGGCCAATCCAAGCGAGAA